TTTAAACCTTCTTTTTTAAGATATTCTCTAAACGAAGGTACTGTACCATCAGCATAACCCAATCTCATTAAACCACCACCTGCTTTAAATCTTCTTCCTAGATATTTATCAGGGTTATTTCTTATCTCTTGTATATCTATACCGGTCTCATCAGATATTGATTGTGCCTCTTCTTCTTGTTTTGGTGTTAAAAATCCTGATAGTGCTGCAGGTATACCTAATCCTAAAACAGCTTTACCTGGTCCTGTTAAACTTCCTGTGACTAAATCTGTTATACCAAATTTTGATGCTAACGCTCCAAAAGGACTAGATACTTTTCCTACACCAGGAATTAAAGTTTTAAATGGATTAAAACTACCTTTACCAAAAAATTTACTAATACCACCACTGGATCCACCCATTGTTAAATATCCAAGTCCACCAATTATTGCAGCTTTACCTATCGGTGACTTTGCAATTTTTTTGACTGTTCTTGTAACTTTCTTAACAAGTTTACCTAGACCATACATCTGTCTTGCAGATTCAAAATCATACTCACCACCTATGACATTGGCATTCATGATACCACCATCAGCTGCAAATCTTCTAAATAAATTTACGTCTTCCTCTTCTGTTACACCTGTTCCTTGGTCCATGTCGCTTGATGCCATATTAAATGTTGTATCTACAGGAAGAAAGATATTATTATCATTGTCATCATCTGAGTCAATTGGATTACCAAAAGCATCTACCTGACCTAAACTTCTTTGACTGCTGTAAGCTTTGTATCCGTCTATTCCATAACCAAAAGGTTTATTTGTTTGAGGATTTATTTTTCCTCCAATACGATTATCATCAAAAAATTTTGTATTTTTGTCATAACCAAATTTACCTATAATATTACCTAACATATTAAGACTTGGAAAAGGAGTATTAGGACTTTCATATGGTGTGTCTAAGAATTTATCTCGTAAATCTCTGTTTCGTGCATACTGAGAACCTTCACCCGTTCTATCATCTACTCCAGGTCCACCAACATCTAGTGATTTGTCTACTTTTCCAGTCTTACCTTGAAGCCCCATGTATCTTTCTCTAGCAGAAGGTCCCTCATTTTTTTCACCAGTATCTTTATTTGATGATCCAGGTGATATGTCGTCACCACTAGCTAAACCAGCTTTAAAGAAACCAATACGTCCACCTTCTCGTAACATCTGTTTTGCCTGTTGTGCTCTAGTTATCGCCATCGTACTATCTTATTTTGTTTCTCCAAAAATATCAAGACTAGGCATGATAAGTCTGACATCTTTTCTTACTTCAGATTCAGGTATGCCTTTAGCTTTCCATTCCTCGTCATTACTGTATTTTTCGCCTGTTCTAAGGTTATAAATTTCTTCTATTATCTCTTTTGGCTCTATTATTGGTATGTCTTTCATTATGTTGTTATCTCCTTCTTAATGTTTAGATAGCTAACTGCCACATCAAATGAATCTGTGTTACTTGATAGCACGGTTAGAGTATTACCACCCTCAACCACTAAAGGTTGAGTAAGTAATTCTGTTGTTACATTAGCAGTCAAAGCCGCTGATTTTATAGTTGTTATACTATTGTTTGTAACTGTGACTGTTGGTGTGCCAGCTGATGTTACTAGTATAGATTTAATTACATAAGTTTCACTTACCAAAGGATTGCCTGTTCCAAAAGGATTTATGGTACTTCCTGATGTGCTATTGTCTGTTCCTACAAATTTATATTGATTAGCCATTAGTTAATAAAAAAGTTAAATGCTTCAATCTCATCTTTTAATTCTTCTTGAAACGTCGAGTTTAATTTTTCTACAATCGCATCAAGATCTCTTACTTGAGCTTCTGCAGTTTCTACATCATATTCGTTTGATGGTCTAGTTATTACTTGTACAATTTTTGCCATTACCTACGTCCATCTGGTTGTGTATCTAATCTAAAAGTTCCTAATTTCCAACTTTGATTAGTTGTTGTGTTTGCTACTTTTAATGCAATCGCTCTTGCTCTTGCACGTGTATCTACTTTTTGTGTAGACGATGAAACTGTGAAAGGACCTAAAGCAGACCCTGATTGAGTATCATTAGGGTAGTTTCTTAATTGTAACGTGATTTGTGTATTACCAGTTTGAGATATGAAATCAGGTATGAATCTTCTTATCTTCATTATAAATTCACCATCTCCTCTAAATGTTGCAACACCTGTTGATTGTCCTGTGGCTGACGCTCTTTGTTGTGTGATATCAAAATCTCCTGATTCAATGCTTGCAACAATAGCTGTGGTTGCACCACCTTGAACTTGATCAGTTCCTGTTTCGTGTTCATAGTATATTGTTCTACCTTCTGTGTTGCCCACAACATCAAAAGATGAATCGTTACCTGCAGTGTATTCTAAAGCGTGTGGGCTTCCAAATACTGCAGAGTCTTCCCACATAGTTCTAGCCAATGATCCAACAGTCCATACTGGTCTTTGTGGTGATGAATCAAAATAATTATATGTAACTTGTCTATTAACAACAGAAGATCCAGTTGTTGGATAAAACCATATTACCTCACCAAAAAGATTATTTAGTCCAGCAGATACCATTTGATTACCAGACTCTAGATTTATATTATCATAAACAAAATCTTCTACTAAACAAGGTAGTGATTCTAACTTACCAGCATATCTAAAGAAACCATTTTCTGACATCCAATACGCGGCACCATCAACTTCTACACATGCATTCTGTCCAACAAGTCCACAGTTAGTTCCAACCTGTGCGAAAGCAAACGTAAATGGTTGACCAACAAAACGTTGTGTAAATAACGCTGTATCTGTCCAAACATAGATGGCATCTCTACCTCTTATAGCTCCTCTGATCTGTGATCCGTCGGCCAGTCTTTGTGTACCAGCTGTATTAGTTGCTGTAGGCACATATGTATTTATATCTTCTTGATCTGAGAATCTTACAAACATATTATCTTGTGTAGACGTATCTCCGATAGTTGTCTCAGTTCCAAAGAATACCAAGTGACGATCCGGTGTGGATACCAACATATGTCTTGATGCAGTTGGTGCACCAGATATAATTGTAGCTCTAATATTTTCTGCATTTGATGCAGCAGAGTTCCATTCAAAAACAGCACTATCGTGAATTAAACAAATTGCTTTATCACCAAAATTATCAAGTGACCACATACCAGGCTCAAGAACTAAATCACCTGACGCTGCTTCACCCCACGCTACAAAATTAGTTGTGCTTGTAACCGTATCACCTGCACCATGAGATGAAGGTGAAGTGCCTCTTACATCTCTTGTAACACCTGTTAGTTCATTAGATGCACTTATCCCTGTGTAGGATATTTCTTCTGTTCCTATTTTTATAAAGTTTGTACCTGTGTTTGGAAACTGTGATACATCTGCTAATATGATACCTGTTGTAGTTGAAGAATTAATAGCACCAGACAAAGTTGTTACTGGTTCACCCGCAACTTCACCACCCCATGATCCAAGAGACCAACCAAAACCTTTTGCTTGTACTGCTGGCCCTACAGGATAGTAATGTTGTACTCTAATACCGCCTGATGTTGTTGCACCAGAACCTGACTCATTTGATGGCATTGTAATCGTAACAGTTGTGCTTGATGGCACAGTCGTAACCATAAATTTTTTATCATTAAAATCGGTAGATGAATAATTAGAATTAGTTATCGTACTAAAATTATCTAATAAAATTATATCTTGTTCACTTATATTATGTGGAGAACTAAAAGTTATTGTAACAGTTGATGATCCGTTGGTCGTGCTGAATGCACTAGTAAGCGTTGTTGTAGATTTGATGGGATGTATGTCATAAAATACACCACCTGAATATGCATATAAAATTCTGTTTGTGCCAATGATTGCATATTTTCTAGCTTTACTATTTACAAAATGATGAAGACCACGACCTGCACCAGTAAGAGCATCATCTCCTAGTTGTTTCCAACCACCTATTTTTTCAGGTGTGCCATATCTAAACCTAACATTATCACAATCAATCCACTGACCCTCTGCTCCTGTAGGTGTGATTTGTTTGTTGATACCTGGCTGAAAACCTATCTTTTGTAGCATAATAAATCCATTTATAGCAAATTTATTACTTATTTAACAGAATAAAAGCACGGGGGTGTGGTGTGGTGGTGCCCCCGTACAAGTCTATTTTATAGACTATTTTTTAGAATTAGTCAACTTAGATCCTTTAAACCAAGCCGGTAAGCCTATTAAAGGTCTTTTGTCCAATGCATTTTCTTTTGCCATTTTAGTTCCTGCTTTATTGTAATGTAAAAATACTTGACCACAATCTTTACCTGTAAATTCTTCTCGCCAATGTTCTAAATCACAACCAGAATAAATTAACATATCACCTGGTTTAAGATCTACTTTAATACCTGCTTGACCTTGTTTACCTGTTGGATCAAGATAAATAGGCCATGGGTCACCACCTAGATTTAATGTAGTAGATATCTCACAAGAATATCTATCCTTGTGTCTAGCAAGCACATCTCCGTTTTTATATATTCTTGCATAAGAATATGTTTCATTTAATTTTAATCCTGTATGTTTTTCCATTACTGGTTTTACTTCTTGTAATAAAGTTTCCATGGCAATATCAGAATAATGTGAATAAGTATTTGGCACTTGTTCATCATTCCATATACCCCAGTATTCTGTAAAGGGTGAAACATACCTTGAATCAAATAATACTCTTGCAACATTTCTTTTGTTTTGAAAATATTTGTATACAAAGTTAGCTAACTCTTTTGAGATAGCTCCTTTTAAAACACTATATTTATTTTTCTTAAACGACATTTAATACTCCTTTTGGTATTGCTTGGCAGTTCCAATGTATAAATCTAAATGGACTATAACCCATATCTACAATGTACTGATGAGGTAAGTATGATGGAAAGAATATCATTCTACCTGGTTTGACTTTATAATTAATTGCTGATGATGCATAAGTTACTTTTGTTTTATCTTTTTCTGGTAAAAGATTCATAAGATTTCCAGGTCTTGGGTCTTCAAATAATGGCATGGATGTAGACTCACTTGCTTTTAAAAAATAAAAACCAGATATATGGCCATTCCAATGAGTATGTAAAGTGTGGTGTCCACCACCTTTTTTAGCAAACTCCTGTACCCACATTTCTGTAGTAAATACTTGATAATTAGTTAAATCAAATCCCATTTCATCTAATAAATTATGTGCTGTAGCACCTACATAATTTTGTAATTCTATAAAGTCAGGATCATTAATTAAAGATGTAGAATGAAACACGTGACCCATATCCCCTTTGTCACCAAACTTTTTATTGCGTTTATCAATAGTTGGTTTTAAATTTTTCTGTGATATTTTGATATATTTATCAGATGCCTTATTTAATTTATTTACAAATCTAGGTTGATCTGCCCACCATATAGGACATTTAAAATACTCTTCTAAAGTTAACTGTTTAGGATACTGTATATTTTCTTTTTTCTTTTTCATATCTGTTTTTAAAAATAGTTAAAGTTAATAGTTATTCTTCTTTTTTTATCATCACATAAACTACTTGAATGTAAAATACTTGGGTCAAATAATATAGCTCTATTTGCTTTTGGTGTTATAGTTTCATTTTCAAAATAAGTGCATCCGTTGTTATCATTTATATATAATAAACAACCTTTGTGGTTAAAAGTATAATCGGCATGTGGTTTATTTTTTTGTTTTTTATCCACTGTAAAATAACTATTTGCTTTTATTCTTATAATACTTTTACATTTTAATTTTTCTATAGTTGATAACCACATATTAAACCAATCACTTTTAATACCTGGTTGTCTATAAAAAATATGTGTAAGATAAAAATTATTTTTATCATCACTATCGGTTATACCGTCATTATAGTACCAAGGAAAACTATCTCCCATAATATTATCACTAAGTTTATTAAACTCGTCTTTTTCTAAAAAATTATCTATTATTTGTATGGCCATCCTAAGTTCCATATTACTAAACTGTTTCTTTCTCCACTTTTAACTGGGCATACTCTATGCCATACAAATGAGGGAAACACAACTAAAGATCCTTTAGGCAATATCTCTTTACATTTTATAACATTTCTTTTTTTATCAGGATCCAAATTTCTAAGATCAAATTCTAGTTCCCCACCTTTATAATCTTTTGGATCAGATAAAGTAACTGTAACAGATAGTTTTCTAATTTTACCATGTGATGGATCATTAGCTTCTCTTTGATATGGTTTATCCCAACTATCACAATGCCAATCGTAATATTGACCTTTTTTATATTTTGTAAATTGACAAGATTCAGAAAAACTCCATTCAAAATTCCAACCTGCATTTGTATTTGCACCATGAATATATGGTTGTATTTCTTTATATATCCACCTATCATTCATCCAAACAATATTAGAATCTCTTTTTCTTTTTAAATCTTTTATTTGTTTTTGATTTAATTTTTTACCATCACCATAACCACCAGTAATTGCCATTTGATCTTGAAGTTGTTGACCATACTTTACAATGTCATCACATATACGAGAAGGTATAGCTGATTGGAAATACCAATAATAGTTTGTTAAATTCATATGTCTTTATGAACTTAATATAACATTTATTATGAAACTGTCAATGTACCTGAAGCTGTAAACTTAGCTAATTTATCTCCACCAGGGTGAGTTGAAATTGTTGCGGACGGACTTGGGTTAGCACTAAATGTAACTGCGCTTGGTCCTCTAACAATAACTATACCTGGACCACCAGCTGCACCTATTGATTGTCCACCAGGGGCTGGTGTATTTCCTATACCAGCTCCACCACCTCCACCACCAGTGTTGTTTGTACCAGCGACTGAAGTTCCAGGTGCACCTGCACCTTTTCCACCACCACCAGCTCCTCCGTCACCACCGGCTCCACACGCTCTCTTACCACCACCTCCACCGCCAGCATATGTTGTAGATGGTCCTAAAATATCGTTTGGTGCTCCAGCTCCACCTGTTCCTCCTTTTCCACCTGTTGGTCCATTAGTTCCACTACCAGTTGCACCACCTCCACCACCACCTGCAAAGTTAGCAGAGTTTGGACTAGAAGTACAACCTGTTCCACCTGGGTTACCTTGAGGCGGGTCTGTTGGCGGGTTATTCCCTGCACCTGCAGTGCCTGTATATCCTGGTGGATAAAATTCTGTTCCCACTGCACTTCCTCCACCACCTGATCCACCAGATTGTGCTACAGAAGTTTGTCCACCTCCACCACCTCCTCCAGCAGCTGTTATTGAATCAATAGTTGATACAGTTCCACATCCACCTGTTGCACCAGCGTTACCTGGAGTACTAGCGTTTGTTCCTGCACCGCCACCACCAACTGTGATTGTGAAATCTCCTTTTGATATTTCTAAAGCACTACCTTGTAAAGGCGAAGGACCATATCCAGAGGCACGATATCCTCCAGCTCCTCCTCCACCACCAGAAGATCCTGAATCAGCAGATCCACCACCTCCACCACCAGCGACTACTAAGTAGTCAAGTGATATTAAAAATTGTGGCCATGTTCCCTGTTGCTTGGCTTTTAATTGACTTTGCAATGACCACACACCACTTGCTTTACTTAATTCTTTTATGATTGCTATACCAGGGCCACCATTTGCTCCAGCAGCGTATGTTCCTGTTGGGCCTGTTAATCCTCCACCACCTGCTCCACCACCCGTATTAGTTGATCCAGCTGCTCCGGCATTACCTCCACCACCACCACCGGCTCCACCACCTCCTGGTGTTCCAGGTGTATTAGAAGCACAGAATCCACCACCTGATCCACCTCCTGCATAAACTCCTGAATTAGGTGCTCCTGGATAATCTGGACTAACATCTAAACCATTTCCACCAGCTCCTCCAGTTCCACTTGGTGCATTAGAGCCAGCTGATCCAGCTCCACCTCCACCACCAGCTCCAGACGATGCTGGTCCATTAGAAAATCCACCATCGTTTCCTTGAGGGGGAGATACGGGTGGGGTATTTCCTGTACCTGCAATTCTTGTTCCAGAGTTAGGTCCTTGGTCTGCTCCTCCACCTCCAGAGCCTCCAGATAATCCTGAACCGTTACCACCGCCAGGATTTGGTGAAGGTGCATTAACACCTACTCCTGCTCCACCTCCTGCTGATGTAATTTTTGTTGTTCCTTCTGAACCACTTGGATTAAAAATTGAGCTACTACCATTAGCTCCAGTTTTACCTGAGTTACCTGATGGATCAGCTGGAGTTGGTTGTTGTCCAGCTCCACCTCCACCTACTGTTAAAGTATAAGGAGACCCTCCACAAACTGGAACTTCCACGTTTCTTAAACCACCAGCTCCACCACCACCTGATCCTCCAGCAGAACCTCCACCACCTGCAACAACTAAAACTTTTGCAAGTCTAGTTCCTGGTTGTGTGGTTACTGAACCTGTAGATGTTTTAATAGTCTGAGTACACTTTCCAAACGAAGTTCTATTCGTCTTTCCAATTACTCCACCGTTTTGATTACCGCTGCCTCTAGGCATTTAAGTATCCTCCTATTCGGACACCCAAGTTGTGCCATTCCAATTATAAATTGTTTTTGGATCTGAAGTGTCGTTTGATTTAGCTGCTTCCCAACCTTTTGTGTTGTCAGCTTGATATTTTGAATCGTTCCATCTAATATAGTACCACCAAACAGACCCTTGATTACCATCATCTAAAACTGTTGGATAAGCTATAGGTGCTTGCCAATCGTCATTTTCATCTAATGACCATGATGCGTAAGGTTGTTTTCCTAAAAATTTATCTTTTACAGGATCATATATCATTCCGATACCTGCGTATTGTTTTCTAAAATTATTATTGTAAGAAGTTTGTTTCCAGATTCCACCTTTAAAAAAATTAATACACCATGTTTCTCCATCGACGTGCATGTCTGAAGGAACTACATCGTTTGCTACGACTACTACTCTTTCTACAACTTGATGTGTATCAGAGGTAAAACCTGTTGGATCTACTTTTGTTTTTAATTCTGCAAAATGTGCCATGTTATTACTCCTTAATTTTATATTTATAAAACATCATCTTTAAAATGTCTATCAATTAATTTGTCCAATTTCCGTCTTTAACGTTTTCAAGAACTTCATTCATGCTCCATATACCAGGCGCACTTTTAACTGCAGGTTCTTTAACAACAATAATACCAGATCCACCAGACGCAGCATTTTTATTACCACCTGCTGGGTGATGAGCTGAACCACCTGCACCGCCACCTGTATTATCAGTGCCATTTTGAGCTGCCGTGCATATAGGAGTGGGTCGGCCCGCTCCATTACCGCCGCCTCCAGGTCCACCTAATCCACCTTCATTAGCTGCACCTCCTACACCGCCACCACCACCACCTGCGTAAGTTACTGGAGATCCTGTTATTGAATTTGCTGTACCGTTACCTCCAGAAGCACCATTACCACTATTTGCAAAACTACCGTTACTACCAGAGCCTCCGCCACCACCTTGGCCACCTTGATTTCTTTGAGCACCACCACCATTATTACCTTGAGAAGGGTTTGTAGGAGGAGTATTACCTGAACCCCCATCATTATTTCCTGGAGATTCAAAACCTTCTGCTCCAGCTCCACCACCTGAACCACCGTTACCACCGTTATCCCAATTACCACCTCCACCACCAGTTGAAGTTATTGATATAGGTGTACATACAAAAGCTACTGAATTTCCTCCTGCACCACCAGTAGATTGAGGATTAGGATTAGCTGCTCCCGCTCCACCCACTGTCATTGTATAACCTGTAGAACCAGATACTGAAATGCAAGCTCCTGTTCTATAACCACCAGCGCCACCGCCACCACTACCATTGTAAGAAGTTCCGCCTCCACCACCTACTACAAGAGCTTCAACAGTAGTTGTTAATGATCCTGTTGTGAAAGTTCCACTAGATGTAAATGATGTAACTTTTTGATCTTGAATTTCAGGGTCGTTGACTGGTCCTATTATTCCGCCATTTGCCATAGCCTATAGTACCTCCTACGCGTCGTCTATAACTTCATATGAAACATAAAGTGTTAAGTCTGAATTTGCACTTGCTCCACCTTCTAATACATCACCCTCTTCTAGATAGATAGGTGTATCTGCTAAAACTAAAACCGCATCAGCTGGAACTGAAACAGTGTTAGCTATTTTAAAAAGTGCTCCAGACACAGATGATCCTGTTGCTGCTGAAGTTCTTGTTGCTTTATCAATTCCTACAGTTACATCGGCTGCATTTGTTCCGTCGATATTTGCAACTGTCATTCTATTAATTTTTACTAATTTATTTGATGCCACAGTTATTAAAGCTGTGGTAGTAGTCGTATCTAGTTGAAAGCCTTGCGACTCACCTATAATCGATGTTACGTTTACTATATTTGGTGCTGCCATAATTTACTCCTTTTATCCGAAAACGATTGCCATTGCAATAGCTTTTCCTGTTGTTGCTGGTGAAGAATCAAAGGTTAATTGACCAACTGCTGTAGCCCCTGATCCTGTAATACTATCTACCTTTAAAAACGTACCTGCTGTTATATTTGATGTAGGAAACTTAATTGTGTAGCTCTGTGCAGCGCTATGTGGAGGTGATTGTAGTTGAATTCCGTGGCTGTTACTTTCACAGTTAAGTTGCACAGTTCCTGGGTTTGTAGCACCCATAACTTCTATATTACCAGTGGCTTTTGGTCTTAATCTTAAACTAATATTTGTATCATCTCCAACTGCACCAATTTGTGCACCAGCACCTGTTGCAGCATTTGTAATATCTATGTGGTTGACTGCAGAACTAGTTGTTTCAAAAATTAACTGTTCTGCTCCATTTTCATCTCTGATACCATGAGCATCATCAAAGTCTATCATGAAAGAGTTTGTATCTAAATTACCACCTAATTGTGGTGATGTATCATCTACAACATCTCCTCCAAACTGTTGCATAGTAATATTTGGATTTGTGCCATCATCAGCTTTTGCATATGCAATTACTGTTTTACCGTTTGGTATTGCAGCTGAAGTTCCTGTACCTGTATCATATTTAAATGTTACAACTTGAGAACCAGATGTTGCATTTTTTAAAATGTAAAAATTTTGTACATCAAGAGGAATTGTTACGTTTCTTGCTCCTGTTAATGTCCCTGTAAATTCTATAACTCTATGTGAAAGAGTTGCACCTGTTGAACCATCTGAAACAGATAAATCAGTATCACCTGAATCAGATACTGCTTGTTGTGTAAAACCACCAGATACTTGTTCAATAATTTGTAAATTAGTATTAGTTTTAGTTCCCCATGTACCAGCGTTTTCACCAGTTGCTTGAAGTTCTATACCAAGAGGCGTATATGTAGATGCCATAAATTTTTATCTCCTATGCAGCGTCACTATAACTTGTATTTGATCCAGTTGCAACATCTGAATAAGTATCATTCGAGCCTGTTGAAACATTAGTATATGATATATTTGAACCAGGGTCAACATCTCCATAAGCAAATATATCTACAGCCCCAATATTAAACGATGCAGACTGTCCTGTCAATCCTACTTGCATATCTGTTAGTGAAATAGACCCAACACTAGCACTAAATGATTGACCAGTTAATCCTAAACCTTCTTCTACTGTCAGTGATCCTACACTAGTTGTCATAGTTAGGGCTGTTGGCTGTACTAACGCACCACCTAATCCTATGATAGATCCTTGACTAAATGTAGCCTCTAATCCTGATGGTTGAACTGTGTCATTTGGTATTACAACAGTTCCAAGACTAGCCGTAAATTCAATACCTGTTAATTGTGCCTCTTGAGATGAAATAGCTGTTGCAGTTCCTTGAGATACTGTCATTGACAAACCAGAGAACTGAGCAGTTGCATTTGGTATTGTAACTGTTCCTTGACTTAAAGTCATATCTAGGCCAGTCAATCCAATCGTCATGTCATTAACTGTTACAGATCCAATCGCTGATGTTGTTGATACACCAGTCAACCCAACTTGCATATCAACCACGGATACTGAACCAATTGAGAATGTTGCTGATAAAGATGTATCTATACTTACAGGGACAAAAGCTTCGCCTTGTGAAGATGTAATTTCAAAACTTGTAGGTGTTATTACTTGGTCCGGTACATCAACTGAACCAATACTAGATGTTATTTGTATTCCTGTTAAAGAGACAGAAACAGTTTGATCAGAAAGATCTCCCCAACCACCATCACCACTCCATTGTTGTGCACCCCAACCTGTTTTTAAAGTTGTGGCTTGACCCCAATTAGCCTGATCCCAGGTTAACCGGCCCCATCCTGAAGTAGTCGACATGGTCGACCTCCTATGCTAATCTGATTATTGCTGCTGTCGCGTCGTTTGTAGGAAACTCAATTTTAAAAGTTCCGTTACTTGCTGTTTTGTCACCACCAAAAGCTATGATTGCAACGGCATCAGTTGTTCCTGATCCACCAGCTGTTGTAGTGTTATAAATCATTGCACCATTTGCTGTAAAAGATGCAGATGTATAAGTTACGTCACCAAAATCTGTAAATGCAGTTGTGCTAGTTAAGCCAACTCCTGTTCTTGTAAGAGTCGCTCCTCCTGCAGTATATGCAGTTCCTGATGTATTTGTAATTTCATTTGAAGTTGAATAGTCTGTTGTAGCCGCACCTAAAGATGCAGAGCTAGTAAATAAAGCTAATTTAAAAGTGTGTCCACCTGATGAAGCAAAGTTATGCTTACCTTGTAAAAGTTCTTGTTTAAAACTTGAACATATCGCTGATGTAATTGCCATAATTTATCTCCTATGGGTTTGCTGAGTTTACCGGTATACGAACAGCGCCATCTGTGTAGTCGTCTCTTCGTCTTCTACCAACTTGCTCGTTAGCAAACTTCTGTACCTCTTGTTTATATTTATTCTCGTATAATGTCAACATGTCTATCGGACCTTTTAAAAAGCCATAAGCCTCTGATAGACAGCAATATAACAATCCATTTGGAAAATTAAGACTAATATAATTGGTGTCATTATTTTCTAAAAGATCAGGCATTTTGTTAAAATGAACTCTAAATCTATACGTAGTATTTGGCGTTGGAGCTAAAAATATTCTACCTGATGTAGTATCAGATTCTCCAGTTGCACCACCAAATGAAGCATAGTATTTAGGTTGACCTTGAGCAGCTGATGTCCCTGTTATGTCTTGATATTCTTGAAGATAAGACATGTCTTTTTTCTCTAGCCATCTATTAGCTCCTGTAATAGCTGATCCATTTGTGTCATATACTTGTATACCTCTGATAAACAAACATCCTGCTGGTGCGTTGATAGATTCTTGTCCAGCAACAAAATTACCTAATTGTTGTTTTCTATCTGCATCGATAGGCACATCTCTAAAAATTCTGTATTGTGCATTTAAAATAATATTCTCTAAAACACTATCTGATAAAACATTTGAGTCTGTTTCAGTGTAACTTCTTATTTGTGTTTTTAATCCTGATGCACTTAGTCCAGCCATTATGCTACTATCTTCCTACAATCTTCACAATTGTTTCTATATCTTCTATGACCTTTACAATGAGTTGGTTTTACCTCTTCATATAAAGTAAGATGTGGATCTTGCTTTTCTGGTAAAA